TGAACTTACGCTTGCAGCCTTCATTGATCAAAGTTGTAAGCAGGATAGCACCGGATATGTCTTTGATGTCGATTTGTTCCATGTCTTCAAAGTTCGGGGATAAAAAAAAGAGTGCCCAATTTTGAGCACTCACATACACGACAATAAAACCAATGTCGTGAATTAGCTTCTGTTTGCCGGATTTGGCTCGTTAAACTTGGCTGAAATTTTTCCGAAAGTTCGGTCTAAACTCTGTGCGTAAGTGACACTCTTGCCAGTATAAATAAGATGGTAAACCTCGCTACTATTAGCAGGAATCTGAATATCAACCACACCTTTATACAGCTCATCAAAGAAAGCTTTCTTCTTTGCTTGATAATCAGACTGAGAATTACTCTCGATAGTGAACGAAAGAGTTATTTCCCTCTCATCGACTTTAGGATTATTGATTATTACCCGTTTCCCATGTTCAAGTCGGCTTTTGTTCTCAATAAAATCCTTCATGGGAGCAGATGCCCCAATAACATCAAGAAACCCCTCTCCCATTCTCACACCCCATGTGGCAAACGCATCTTTTTCATTAATCAGTAAATCTGTCATAGCTTATAATTTTGATGTATTCTTCTTCACTTCTGCTATATCTGCTTTGATATCTTTTAAGTATTTAGCCGAATTACCTGTATTCTCCGAAATCTGTACCAATTCAAGATAGGATTGTGCTATCAAATTCCTCGTATCATCAGCGATGTTCCTCGTTTCTGTATTCATGGAAAGGATAGCATCTGCTCTTGCAGTTAACAGATTAAGAGATTGAGTTTGAGCGATATTCTGAGTTTTTATCTCTTCACCTGCAATCTGTAAAGCAGTAAACCTGCCGTTTAATTCTTCGCCTGTATCTTGCGACATAGCTTGAAATCCTTTACTTGTAGAGGATTGCGAAGTGGATTCAGACTCCCATCCAAACATATCAGCCATTGCGTCACGCTGTGCTTTCATCTCATCGGCAATCTGCTGACCTTCTTCTTTCAAAGCGTTATACTCTTGTTCAGTCACGCCATCATCCATAGCAGCATAAAACTTCTTTCGCCACTCTTCCAATCTGCCCATATAGGACTCTTTCAGCATGGAGTTAAGGATGGCATTCCTCATGTAATCTTCAAAGTTATCGGCAAAGTCAGCAGAATCCGCATCCATATCAGTTAGAAGGTCATGGAAATCGTTCCTTAATGTATCCACATCAATGAGCGTTGTGTCTGTCATTTGTTGTTCTAATACTTCTTTCACTTGAGCGACACCTTCCGCTATTTGGTTGGCATAGTTTTGAGTATCAGAATCCAACTGCGCCCAGAATATATGTGCTTCTTCCTGCAACTTGGCTAATTGTTCATCCGTCAAATCAAACAAACCAGTCATGCGACCGCCCATAGCGTTTTTGAATTGACTAACAGACATACCCAATGCTTTTGCCGCATCAGCCCATCCCGCAGCAGACATATCATCGACCTCTTTGTAACCTTTGGAATGAGATTTCCACGAAGAACCGGAATTCAAATATTGCTTACCCAATACCCTTGCGGCTTCGCTCTGTGTCTTCACCAGCTCAATGGCTCTATCGTATGCCGCCTGAGCATTATCCCCTGACAGTGATTCCGCTAATTCGAGTTGTTTATCTATTACCTTATCAAGAATGTTAATGTAAGATTGGTATGCTTCTTTCGCCTCTTCATACTTTTCTGTAGTAGTATCGCTACCAAACAAGTCAAACATCTTAGTTGTAATCTGTAAAGCAGCACCGACAATGGCGAGAATGACAGACGCTTTCTCTACTGCTTGAATGGATTTAGATGCAGCCTGCGCTGTTCCTGCCATCGCATCAGATGAACTATTTGCAAGGGTTGTAATACCATCAATCATTTGCAGGGTCGATGATGCGATACTTCCAGCAGCTGATATGATTTCACCAGCAGTGCCACCTACCGTTTTGCCAATCTCATCAAATTCTTTCTCTACCTTTGAAAGTGTCTTATACAAATCCTGCCATTCCTTTTGACTGCGTTTATTAGGAGATGTATTGGTTTTCTCCGACTTCTCACTGATAGTATTCTTCAAAGACGTAACCTTAGCTCTCTGTCCGGCTAACTTGGGATCATTCGGGTTCAGGAACTCAGATCGTTCTAATTCTCTTTCAGCCTGTACCAACAATTCACGCAACTTCTCCAAACTAAGGTTAGCGATATTATCAGTCCACGCCTTGAATGAATCTTCACGCATGGCAAACTCATTGTCTATGGATTTTAGTGTTTCATCCCGCTGATACTCTAATTCATTTATTTGAGCATCAGAAGCTCCACCATCCTTTAGTTTCTTTCGGTCTGCATTAAACTTATCTTCTGCATTTTTTCGCTTGGTAAGATAATCCTGATACGAAGATAACAGCTTTTGATACTCTTTGACCTCCTCTTCGTGAACTTTACTCGTATCACTATCTTTCTTCTTACCTGCTAACTCCTTTCTTAAGTCAATGACTAAAGTTTGCTCTTCGGTCAGCTTTCCACCTTGAGCATCCTCCCATTCCTTGCGCTGCTTTTTGATAGCATCAGTTTCTTTCTGATAATCCAAATCTATCTGTTTCAGTTTCTTCTCCGTACCTTCTTTCATCAAACTGACCTCATCCTGCTGATTCTGACGGTGAAGTGAAAGAAGTTGCCCGTCCAGCTTTTCCTGATTTTCTTTTTGCTTTTTTGCTAGATTTTCCTGTCTGGTCAGTGCGCTTCCGGTTACTCCGCCCAGCTCCTTGTATGTCTTTTCGGATACCTCCATCTTATCTTTGGCTTCTTTCACCTGTTTCGATGTAGCCGTCTGATCTTTGATTAAGGCCTCATACCCTTTTTTCGCTTTCTCCCATTCGGCTTTAGCATTTGCCAAATCCTCCTGATATGTAGTTTCTTTTGTTTCCTGTCTGTTCTCAACTTCCAATTGGGCATTGATTTCCGACAAGACATCCTTTCTTGCGTTTGCCAATTCATTTTTCAGGTCTTCGATACGCTGTACCTGAACCTTCATTTCGGAACGGTTGTTCTCCTTCTTAGCTAAATTATAAGCCCATTCCGCACTTTTTATCTGTTGTTCCAAGGACTCGACTATAGCCTGTTTTGACTGTGTTCTAGATTTTACAACTTCTTCATTATATGCCTTCCAAAAACCAGTCAAATCCTGTATATGGCCTTTCTCATCAACATATTTCCTAAAGAGTGCTGGGTATAGTTCCTCAATATCTTTTAAAGCTTTAAGTTTAGTGGTCTCGGCTTCCACCTCGCTATTAATGGTGCTAACAAGACCTTCCAAAGTACGTTTCCGATCTTCTTCGTCCGTGTCGAGTTTTTCTATTTTCTTGTTGTACGAGTCCAAAGCACGTTCAGCAGATGTTGTGCTGTCGGATAATGCCCACATTGCAACTCCAAGTCCTACTACAGCAGTAGCCAACAACACATAAGGATTGGTAAGCATTGCAGCGTTTAAAGCTAACTGCGCTTTTCGTGCCAATAAACGGGCATTGGTAAGTCCAATCTCCACAAGAGTATGTTTACTTTCGGCAGCAGTAACAAGCATCACTGCGGTCCGGTATGTACCATAAGTAACCACTAATCCAGCCAAGATTCTACCTACTGTTTCATAATTCTGAATCAACGAAGTTGTCATTTGAATACCGTCCATGATAACACTTTCCGACTTTGTTCCCAATTCGTTAAACACGGAATCCAAAGCATCCTGCATCATAGACAACTGACCATTGATAGTCTTTGAAGCATTCTCAGACATATTATAGAACTTACCACCTGCGGAAGTTGCATCAATGAATGCCTGTTGAACCATTTCAGCGGAAACAGCACCTTTGGACATTTCATCTTTCAAAGTTGCGATAGATTTTCCGGTCTTTTCGGAGATAATCTGTAACGGGTTGAATCCAGCGTTTATCATTTGATTCAAATCCTGCCCCATAAGTTTACCCGCTGCTGACATCTGTGAAAATGCCAAAGTTAGCGAATTGAACTTACTGGATTCCCCCATAGAAATATCACTAATGGCTTTCAAGTATTTGATAGTGTCTTCTGCTTGTATGTTAAATCCAAGCATCATCTTTTCTGCTCCAACCATATCTGACATAGTAAGTGGAGAAATCTTAGCCAGCTCCTTGATTTGCGGAATCAGTTGTCCTGCCATATCCTTTCCAACCATAGTCTCAATAGCGGTCTGCATGGATTGAAATTCGCCACGAACACGAATCATACTTGACAAGAATTCTTTGATTGAATAACCTCCCAGCAGTTTCTTACCCATATTAGACATGGCTTGTTCCACCTGCTTAGTTACATCTACATTTTTTTCACCATCTTGCCGATACAAAGCATATTCATCGCGGAGCTTCTTTACTGACAAGCGGGCGTTAGCCTGTTCCTGGGTAAGGTTAAATAAAGAACTTTTTTGCTCTTTCAATTTTTCATTTGTAGACCTTATTTTAGCTTCTAAGGAAGAAGTATCACCATCCTGTTTTAATGCTTCACGATACTTGTCTTTAAGACCGGACAATTCATTTTTCAATTGTTGGATAGTTCCACGTTGAAATGTTATTTTTTCCGACAATCCATTCACGACCTGAGAAGCATCGAAGATTTTCCTTTTGAATCCCGTTTCCATCTCCGCTCCAGCTTTGGCTGCATTAGTCACCAACTCATCCAATCTTTGGTTGGATGCAGCAAGTTGGGCATTCAAAGCCTTGAAAGCAGCAGGAGTCTGCGTGCCATCCATGCTCATTAACTCCTGCTTTAATTTTGCAATTTCATTACGAAGTCTTACAACTTCTTCCCAGTCACTACCTATCTTAAAATATAATTTTGACATATCTATTTCTTTTTCCTACGATTAGCCAATTCCTTACCACTGATTCTATTCACCTTCTGACCACCATATACTGCGCGTAATTTATCCCGTTGCATCATCAGCAGATTCCGATAAGGGATAATCTCAAACACTTCTGTATAACTCAGATGCAGCGTGTCAATCAAATGGGCTATCTGCCCGAAGAACGTTGTGTTTCCTACTGTTTCGGTCTTGCTGCCAGCATCGACACGTTCCTCATCGAGCTGACACACTGAAAAGCCGAAATATCCATCATAGAGAAACAGACTTCCAAGGCATCTTTGACTTCTTCAAAAGTGCCGTTCTCCAATTCTTTGACCAAACTATCATTCCCGCAGATGAAGCATGAAATACCTTTCAGCATATCTTCAGTAGCTTCAGGAAGCTCTTTAATAGCTTCCATGACATTATCTCCAGTCATGCCGATATTGGAAAAATGATGAATGGCACGACAGATAATTTTAATTGTAGGAGGTTTAATGGTATAAACCATCCCTCCTATCTCCACATTCATGAAATCCAGCCCTAACAAAGCATCAGAAACCGTTTTTGCTGCTTGATTCATATTCTTAAACTAAAAGGGGGAATGGTATATATCCATCCCCCGGTTATCACTCTTGTGCTTTTACCAATGTTATCTCTTTTTTAAGAGTGGTATCAACTTCAGAAGGAGTGGTTTTAATATCTCCTGACTGAGTGACGTACCCCACTTTCGACACTTCATAGTGAACGGTAGCCCCAGCATTCACCTGCTTTGACTTGACCGTTGCACCGTCCAGCTTTACGGTCGCATCGGAAGGAGTAGGTACAATGGTTACTGTAGTTCATGCCTGCAAAGCTTTAATCTGCCCTTCTTCATAGTTATACTCAGAAGAAACACCTTCGATTCCCGGTTCCTGCACCAAGCCTTTTACAGCGATTGCAATTGCCTTATCCGTATTGGCTTCACGGGAAACAATACGGCATTTTGGGAAGATGAACCAGACATCATCATCGGTCAGACAGAACAATGCTTTGTTGATAATAACTTTATCCAAAGCACGCTTCCAACCTACATCTTTAGATGTTGCCTGAATAACATCGCCACCCATGAACGCTTTCTTGGTCTTCCAGTCATATTGTCCGATAGAGAAAGCGGGCGATACTTCTCCCGGCACATCATCGTAACGGTAATTCTTTCCCGTTAATTGGTTCTTGTACCCAGTGACGGAGGCTTCCGTTTCCTCAATCTGCCACGTTTCCCCGTGTACATTCAAAACCTCATCTTTCGCTTTGATAGCGGCTTGAATCAAAGTCTTTGCGATTTCGGGGGTAATGTCTGCCGTTACCTTATCAATATCGGCAAACAAGATTCTTTTTATTCCTACTGCTGAAATCATAATCTTATAGTTTTACATTTATTACTTCAAATAAAATTCTCACATTCACGTAATGGCATTTCAAAGCTGCATCCGCTTCCGCGCCAATTGATTCGATAGAGTAACGATAGGTTGTACCGTCATAGGTGCTTACTACATCATCAAGCAGCTTGTCAGCCTTTCTTTCAAGTTCGTTAAGCCGGATTGTGTTCGCTTCATTCTCGCTTAAATTGGGTACACATAGATTCACTTCTGCAAAAGATTTCTTCCAATACTTTCCCGGCTGTTGTTTCTTCGTGTGGATGACAATCCTTTCGGACTTCAATTCACCCGTCAGCGTTTCACCATCAGGCACTATATCTATTCCGAAAGCCTTGCAGTCCCGATAGAGAATGTTTCCTATGTCGGTAGTTACTATCATTCCACAATCTCCCAATCTTCTGCAAATACATCACTGATAGACGGAACCCATGAATCAGCGCGTCCGGTATTCTCGTTGTAGATAAGACACTGGCTTGTATAGTCAATAAATCCCTTACCTTTCAGAATAAGGTCTTTTGCCGATTGGGGAAGCGATTGCATCTTAGGGATGATGTCGCTTTCGATATGAGCTGGCACTTGTTTGAATACCATCAAACCTTTACCGTTCCAACCACTTCTACGAACAGTCCCACCTTGTTTTAACACTTCGATAGCATCACCGAAACAGATAGGAGTTTCTTTCTTGACTTCTCGATATGATTCTTCAAACAGTTCTTTGGGTGACCAACTTTCATAGCCATATTCAGTACGAGTGTGATATCCTAGTTTATAAGACTCATTCTCTTCTATTTCACTTTTTACCAAGCCTTTACTGCAAGCTTCACCCAATGTCATAGGTTCTGCTTCAATCTGTTTTGTTCCAATGTACTTTTTCATTTTTCAAATTCTTCTTTTAATCGTTTCTCCGCAAATAAAGCAGCACTACTCAAAACATCATACCCTTTAGATTCTACGAATGATGCGTATTCCGCTTCGTTTTTCAATGTCAAACCGTCTTTATTGACATCGTAATCATTGGACGTTCTCAAAGTGAGTGTATGGTCTTGATAATCCCCATGTTCCTCTGCGTACTTCACGGCTTCATCGCCTACATCAATCATCTTCTTTTCGACCTCCCATTCTCCTTCATCGAAAAAGGAGTCGACATCTGAGAAATCGAAATCTACATCCATAATTCCGAGTAGTTAAAGTAGTTTGTACTCTTTACCGTGTAGACTTCGCCTTGACCTCTTACGCCATCACCATCCATGCAACGTACTTCATCACCAGCCTTGACAGTAATTCTTTTCTCACATACTACATGATAATTCGGACGATACACAGAGCCGTTATCAGATGAAAACTCTTTGGTAGTGTTATCATCACAACGGCACTTGCATACCTTCTGCCAGTATTCACCACCTGTTCCGGGAATAGGTCTGCCAAACTCATCCTTGTCCATCGGGGTGATAACTTTTACCTGCAATATGTGTGGGGCGAATATCATAAGAAAGTCACTTTAGGTTTGTTACCCAGTTCGTCTTTCAAACCGTACTGTTTACACAGAAATGAATAGTAATCCTTAATGCCTTGAATGTTCCAAGACATAGAAAAACCGCTTTCGCTGATGGAAGTGGCACGAAGCAATAGAGAGGGGATGAACTTCGCAATTGCCACCGACACCCGTGTTTGGCAATCCTCGTTCATCTCACCCCCTCCGCTTATCTTTGCGTTCAGACATATATCGAAAAGGTCAGCCTCCGACAAGTTAACGCTGAAGGTCTGAAACTTCTGTAATATATAATCGTTTACTGTCATGCGTTCATCTCACTCAAATCGAAGTTCACAATCAGGTTCGGGTTCGCAATCTGCGGAATCCATTCGGCTGTGTATTCCAGATAGCGACCATTGCCGTCCTTGTAACCTGAAATCAGCATATCGCCATCTGCCTGAGTGTAATTACGTCCCGGTACACCATCCACAGCTTCATAAGGAGTGTGGAAGCGCATATAACCGATTTTATCCTGCGGAAGCAGGGAAATACGACCATCTGCATAAATGGGGATATTCTTACCTGTTTGGTCTACCACATAATCTTCCTTGATTTCAATAGCCGGAAGTCCGATACCTGTAAAAATGGTAGAAGCCAGTTGCGAGGTGATAAGCCCGGTAGACATATACATTTCATTGCCTGTAAGCTGCATTTTGAACTTATCTCCAAATTCACTTGAACCGATAATATTCTTGATGAATGTGCCACGGCTCATAATCATCTTGGGGAATGTGCCGTAAATAGATTTCAGCTCATTCAGTTTCTGCTGCAAGTAAGTGACGAAATAGTCTTTATCCTCTGTGTCCGGCTTGATAAACTTAAACGGCAAGTCGATGTTCAATAAGTCAATTCCTCCGGCATTGTCGTCCTTGTTCTTCACGCTTGCTGCTCCAGTCATCAACAGAGAGCCTACGATAATGTCCATACGCTTGTGCGGTGCCAGCAATACCTGACGGTAATCGTCATAGATGAAGTCCACGATGTCACGCATGGCTGCTTTCTGGTCTTCCGGTTTGGCGGCATTATACTTATCTATCAAGTCCTGCAAGTCAGACAAACGGTCGATTGAGATTTGATAGCGGTCACCCAAATAGGCAATCTCACCATATCCGGAACCGATATTCCTGCGTTCACGGATAGGCTTTTCGCCATAACGGGAGTTGATGGAACCAGCCATCACGCCAGTAACCTGACCGATGTAGTCTTTAAATACACGAGTAGTAGTCCTACGGAAGCCCAAATACTGCTGCCAATAAATTGTGTCCTTTCTTGTCTTGAGGACACGCTGAATCACTGCATTTACAATGTTCGGGTCATTAAACAATGTATGAATAGTTAGCATCATATATTAGTCCTCCTTTCTTTATTTTGCCATTATACCTGCGTTTTTCAACGCTGTCAATAATCCGTTAAAGTTTTCTACCGACACCGTACCAGATGCATCATTCACTTTGGCTGCCTGCTTTACACCTCCAAAAGCAGAAGTCGTAGCTGCTGTTAAAGTATACTTGTTAGCTTGTGCTGCAACCCCATCCAATTTGGCTTTATCTTCCTTACTCATCAAACCGTCCTGACTAGAAGAAGCCTTAGGAATAGATACGGCTTCTTTTTCTTGTTTGACATCCAAAGCGTTAAACTGGAAGTGCGGCATATTCGCCTTGTCAATATCTGCGAAAGGCATTACCAGCTTGGTCGGTTCGATTTCAAACGCACGCATCAAAAGGGAAACCAATACTATGCCATCCTCTACCTGCTTCCTTTCATACAGAGCTGAATTTGCGATAACTTTGGGCGTTGTACCGTCTGCGGCTGTCGCTTCGTAAAGAACTGTTCCAGCTTCTAGATTTTCTCCAAAGTCTGCCGCTAACGTCAGCTTATCAAAAGCTTTGTCAGCCTTGTCAATAGCGTTGATTGTCGCTCCATGCGCACCGTTACCCAAGTGCATACCTTTGTAAGCCAAAGAACGTTTCTTGATTTTCAATGTGGTATTGGAGCCTGTTGTAAACTTCTCATATACTTCCACACGGATAGCCACTTGGGATGTTTTCTTCACCAAGTCAGCTGCAATCGGTGTGAATGAGGGCAAGTACGAGCCGACAACGAGGTTGGTTGTGTCCAACTTGTACGGACCTCTGCGTCTGCGTCCGGTTTCTACGTCGTAGCGTTCTTCCTGCTCAACTTCCGGTTCAAGATTATACTTAAATCCTGCTGCCATAAAATCACTGTTTTTGTTGTTCTACAATTTCTTTAGTGTCGTCTGCAATCATTTTCGCAAACGACTGAGTCTCATTCTCCAGTTCTTTTTTTGCTGTATCTGGAGGAACTACACCCTTAAAGCCGTCATTCGCAAACTCCTGCTTCAAGTCCTTGAAGTATGCGTCCAAGTCCTCATCGTCCTTAATGGCGCATCGTTTGGCGTAGTTTTCGGGAATACCATACTCCTTTGCCTTTGCCAAAATCTGCTGGCTACGTGTTGTTTGAGCCTTTTCCGTTTCTAACTGTGTTAGCTTATCAGAAAGGTTCTTGTTGGAGTCAATTAAAGCTTGCGCCCATGCAGGCACATCGTCTTTATTCTCTTCCGTTTTGGTGGTTGTGGTAGTCTCGATTGGCTTACCGTCTTTAAGGTTATGCCTCTTCTCGTAGTTAGTCACTGCCGTTTTTGAAGCATCCCCGGCACGGAAATCACCATAGGAATTAAGCACGTCCGAAAAACTGATACCCTCAACAATGGAGTTTACTTTTGTCTCGTCCGTTACACCCTCTGCCTTTTTGGTGGCAATGCGGGTAAGAATAGCAGTGTCCACCCCAGCGAATTTCTGTTGTAGCCCTGCTAAGATTTGTTCTAAGATTGTCATACCGTATGAATTTGATTTATAAATTTCTACGGTAAATTTCGTTATTTATAAAGAAGGTGAAAAATTATCAGATAGGTGATACACGACAATAAAACGATTGTCGTAAAATGGTATAAAAAAAGGCGTGAAACCGAATGAATCACGCCTAAAATATATCACGACAAAAACTTATACTTATACTCCCAACACTATATTTGCATCAATATTTAGCTTCCGGCTTATCTCACGAGCAACTTTCAAGGTTGGTTCACATTTACCAGATATATAATCACTTAATCGTGATGGGCTGACACCAACTAACTTTGCAAGTGATTTTTGATTAAGCCCCATTTCGTACATACGAAGTTTAAGAACATCCACAAGTGTTGGTTCTCCCAATGCAAAATGTTCTTCGGAATAATCAGCAACCAAATTAGAAAGAAGCTCCAATTCTATGCTATTTGGGTCATTCAAAGGAGTATCATCTTTCACTAATGGAAGAAGTTCCTCTACTCTTTTCACCGCCCATTCATATTGGGCTTGATTTTCTATCTTTGTCATAATCCTAAATATTAGCGCAATCTATTTTATCATATTCTTTATGAGTACCAATAAAGCGAATATACACAAACTGAATAGTGAATTTAATCACTACTACCAAACGATAGTTATTGCCTTTGATATTGAAAACATAGTGTTGATTACCTACATTATCAACGCTATTAAACGTTTTCTTAATATCGGCAAAACAGGTCCACTTGCTTCTTTTCACAATGGTAGTCCATTCTTGCAAAGCGACCTTTGAATCGGGATGGTTCTCTGCATATTCTTTTAATGCTTGTTCGGTAAATATTCTCATTGGTTACTCAATTATCGTGTGACAAAAATACATATATAATTCTATAATTCAAAATTATATTCTAATATTTACAATTTAAAGAGCAAAAAAATAGCGGCAACTCCAAAGAGTCACCACTAACTATCCTATTTTCCCTATCAAAAAATTATAAATCCCGTAATTTTTCTGACTAAGAGGCGTTTTTCTGTCCCTTATTTCCGATTTGCTCATTCTTTGCCACCTGTTCCTCTTTGATTTCCTTCAGCTCTTCATCAATGCGATCCGCGTTCCCAGCAAACATAATGCCCTCACGTCTTGACCATACACCACCACTAACAGCGGAGACAGCCGTAGTAACCTTATCATTCAAATCATCAATCATATATGGAACCAGTTCTGTTTCTATGTCAATGGTCTGCGATGCCTTGCTAAACTCGGTTGGATTGATAGAGCCTAAAGCGGAAACAATGAAATTTACTCTCCGCTGCAAGAACTCACCGATAACCTCACCGTGATTTTCTACCGCCATATGTGCACCCATAAACATGAAGCGGAAAGCAGTGCCGGAAGCCTTGCCTATGCCTTTCAATGTCTCAAACGATATTCTTGGAGTGTTTGACATATCATAAGCCATATTAGTGAGTGTTTCTGCTTCAAAACGTACCGTATCCGGAACTTGGTTCCACGTCAGATACTGGGCATCCGCACCTTCACCTGTAAGTTTGACCATTCTATCCTTAACCTTACCCATGAAACCCTCTACATCTCCAATTAGCTTCAGCAGTGGGAAGAAATGGTAGTCTATACAATCAGCATAATTAGATAACAGTTTTTCCAGCCGGACACGGAATGTCTTTATCTTCTTGCAATAAGGTTCAGGACGATAAGCATAAAGAACCGGTAGTTTTGGGAATCCATGAGCAAAAGGCGTTCTTTCTTCATACCCTTTAGACAAATCCCATTGATAAACCATTTTGTCCGTGATAGTCATAAAGCAGGTGACCTCCGAATCATCCATGAGCTTCTTTTTATACTCACGTGAGAAAGCAATCATTTTACCTTCGTCGTTAAAGAACGGGTATAGTTTATCACCTCTGAATGGAGACCATAACACGCTTTTCAGTTTCTTGGTGGGCTTGACCTTGCCACCGAACGTAGTCTTAACTTTCTTCCAAAACTTTGCCCAAAACGAATCATCATCGGTAACATACCAATATTCTGCCGCTTCTTGTTCGGAGAGCCAGGCACGGACAATCTTCTTGTTTTGGTATTTGATTTTGTTGGATTTAAATACAGCCTTTACCGCATCCAGCAGCTTCTTTTCATCATCATCAGTTGGAGTGCAATCCATAGACGGTTCTGTGCCGACTGTAAAAGCAGTTTGGATGTTCACGATATCCTGTTCCAATGGAATGGAGATACGGTTCACCGGTTCAGTCTTATACTTTGCTTCGATTTCATAAGTCTTACCCGTTTTTTCATCGAAGTGCTTCTCTGCTTCTTTTTCAAGAACCTTTCTGTCCGGATATTTCTTTTTGTCAACCATGATTTCATGTCGTTCCGGATTCCAATCATCCCAAAGTTTGCAACGGTCGGGAAGTTCAGTCTTCCTACCTTTCTTCAGGTAGTTTATCTTCTGCCCGATGTCAGGCAATGCTAATATTTCTTCTAAATTCAATGGCATAGTTTATATTTTTAATGTGTGAATATTCCTGTTAAATCTTTCGGCTTCTGAATCTTACCAAGAAGCTCACCCAATACATAGTAACGTACAGCATCTATACAATTATGCACGAGAACCCCATTAGCAAAATATTCATGTTCACCTTCAATGGTCAAATCATATACCTCGCAATAGCTTTCACTTATTGTTTTTACGTCTGTTACTTGCTTGCAGTTTATGTGCGCATTCTTTTGAACAGCATTTGGGCTTAAGATACTTGTTCCCCATGAATGTGATTCCGCAGTATTGGCACACCATTTCTGTCGTACATTTAGGCGAGGTGTACTGCCATTTGTGATGGCATTTCTTTGAGCAAAATCGCTGATGAACATTTGTTGCTGTGAATCGTCCGCCACATTGCTCGCACACTCTCTCTTCGCTCTGTAATCGGGCAATTGCCTTAATTCTTCTTTGATTCCAATTTGATTTTGTATATGCGCCTTTTGTGTTAAGACCCATTCTGACAATATTGTCAATTTTCTCCGGATGTAGCCTATTATGTTCACTTCTTGAAACCGCTTCAAGGTTTTCAATCGAGTTATTGAGCGGATTGTGGTCAATGTGGTGGATAATCTTTCCATTCGGAATTTCCCCATGATAGAATTTGTAAACGGCATGATGCAGCATCTCGCTCTGTTTGTTTCCGTGTCCAAATTTCCAATAGTAATAATTGGGGTGTTTCCCATTTGGATACCGTTTGTACACTCTCCCGTTAAATTCGATAGAACAAACAACTTGTCCCCTTTTGTTAATTTTCCGTACTTCTTCCATTTTCCGTTTGCGTTAAATTTATGTTCTAAGGTAGCAAAAAATGTTCGTTTTTCAAAGCCTATAAAGACTTCTTTTTCAATTACTTTTCTTACTCCGTTATTGTGTTTCTTAAGCACTTTTTTATAACCATTTCGTGTAAGAACATAATCCCCGACCCGAATATCCTTGATAGGAATATCGCCATTTATGGTAGTAATCAGTGTGTCTCCACGAAAGCAGTGGTTGTTTGCATCCACTGGAGTGTTTATATACCTTCCGTCTTTATCTTTATCCCATACATAATTCCTCAGCTCATTTTGCAGGTTGTATGAACGCTTGGTTACGAAAATTTCAAGACTTTGCATTTTGTCAATTCCTGCATTGATTGATCCAGCACCTTTTTCGACGGCATATATCCTTATTCCCCCGTTATGGATTTCTTGTATCAATCTCGGATCTGCGCTATCGGCAATAGTTTTCATGCCCCAGGGTCTAAGCGATTTGACTATATCGGTTGAAAGCAATCCGGTTCGGTAATCTACTTCGTCAAGATATAGTCTATTATCCCATATTCCGCACCTAACTATCGCTGTGGGGTCCATGCTATACCCAAAGTCCAGCCCTATGCCAACTTTTTTGCATTCAGCCGGGAACTCGTCAACAATTCCCCACTTCTTGAACACAGCACCTTCTGCAACGTCAGCCCACCGGCCGATAACCACATGAGCATACTTTTCAGGATTACTCACCTTCATATCTTCCACCTCTTTCAGGAACTCAGGAGAAAGGTTATCCAAGTTATCAAAATACGTAGTATGGATATGGAGCACATTCGGATGAGTGGAAATCTGAACCTGCACACCGTCAATTTCTACCAGCTTGTGAGTTTTCTCAATGTATTTCTTGTAGATGAAGTGATTGGAATCGCATGGGTTCATTATAATGATAATCCGGTTCTGAATACCCTTCTTGCGAATGGAGAGCATTATCTTGTCGAACTCATCTTCGCTTGTCCACTCTTCCGCTTCATCGCAGACAAAAGTCGTAATGCCTTGAATGGATTTCAGTTTTGCTGTCTGGTTTCCGGAAGAAGTCTTGATACCCCGAAACATGATACGGCTCTTAGTCATCTTATTGACTATGTCCGTCTTTGTGGTCTTGAAATATTTCGTGGTACCGTCCAAATCTATCTTCTCCATCATTTCGGGGATGATAGACATACCGGCAGAAACCATCGTGTAACGGGTGTAAAGAATCTGATGAACTATTTTCTCTACGGGAGTCATTTCAAAAGTCAACCGCTCAATAAAGGTAGAAGCATTGAAAGACTTTCCCGAACCACGCCCACCGGTAATAAGAATTATAAATTTTTCCTTATCCTCGTATAATGGATGGTAAATTTCTTGAGGTACTATCATTTCAGCTTGTCTTTAATCCAAGAATCAATGTTGATGCCATGCTCTATGTCTGTTGGAATATATGCATCATCTTCAGCTCTTGGAGCCGGTCTATTCCATTGTTCGGGCTTACGGTTTTTGAGCCAGAAAATACCAGCTGTTGTATCAGGTGGTACTTCTTGGTCTAATTCCACAATCTCTACCCGTTCTTTCTCGCATCTGCGACCTTCTTCATCGAAAAACACATCTTTCACCTTAATAGCCTGTTGAACTTTTACCTTCATCCCCATAGCCTTACGATAAATCTTGCTTTCAATGGCAAAATCAATGGGCGCACGCCCATTTTTTAATGCTTTAGATAATTTAGGCAATTTACCTTTCAACACAGAGAAATGCGCTTCACTGTAGCCGATGTTTGCTGCGATTTGCTTATCGTCCAAACCATCACGTGCCCAACCCTCAATACGGATTAGGTTCTGTTCATCATCAAAATCAAACTTCGGCTTTGCCATACTTATTCAATCAGTTTTAAAACACCTTCCCCTTTAGCGAACTTATCATCTGTACTTATACCAAGCAGGTCACAAAAATCAGCCTTAGCTTCGTAGGAGGAGAACGAAAGCATTATGTAAGCTTCTTCATTGAGTTGGCGTTCCTTAGCCACTGCCTTAACCTGTTGCTTAACCTCTTTCATGTGAGCTTTCTTTTCTTCTTCTGTTCTATCAAGACGCTTTGATTCTTTCACCGGGGAAGATAGCAAATTATCTAAAGAATCAGACAATCTAATATCATCAATACCACTTATGGATAGAATATCATTAAGTTCAGCTTCACTCAAACCGACATCGGAGTAATCAATATCATTAATGTAATCAGCTATCAAATCAATATCTGGTTTAGTATTTCCCACGGCCATGTATGTAAGCTGTTCCTTCTCAGCCTTATCATCCAGATTTACGACCTCAACCTTAACATTGTAATCCGTGCTGGAAGTACCATCGTATTTATAATGCAAATCCATTGCTTTTATCCTGCGATGCCCGTCTATAAGATTTCCCGATTTCTCATTCCATACGATACCGCCGAGGAAACCCACTTTTTGCAAGTTCTTCTTTTGCAGTTTTACCCTCTCATCAGAATGCCTTTTAGGATTAATCGGATTCAGATTTATTTTGGAGCGCTTTATAATTCTTGTCTCACTTTGCTTTAGTTCTTTCATAATCGTATTCAAATAGTTTTCGTTCCACCAAAGGGTATTCATTTATAACTTTCTGCAAATCACCCGGAAATCTATTACGAAGAAAAAGAAGGTAGTTAATATCCGTTATGTCCGTTCCGGATGATTGATGCTTGGAATCGTATGATTCCGGTTTGATTAAACCAGCCCTGCTAATATAATCCATGACGTCTTTATTTTTGTATTCAGACAATGGATAACACTTCTTTTGCGCTTCATTAATTCCGTTCATGTCGTATGTACGTAGCATCAAACGCCTGTTCATTGAATCGGATTGCTTAAAGCCGAAGAAAGCCCACTCAATATTGTATTTCTCCCTTACTATATCTGTAAGCTGAGCCATGCTGTAAAGTTTCTGTTTCTCATTTTTCTCGCATCCCATATACCCAATGCGTCTATAGGAATAAACTGCAAAATGAGGAATCTGCACATACTTAACATTTGGATATTTATTACAAGCATAGTTTATATAACGGTTAATATGAGATAAGTCTTTAACAACGTACATATAAACGCATACAATTTCTTTAAAGTATGGTGAAATAAGGTCTAAAAGGGCTATACTGTCTTTACCCGATGCCGAGTGAAACAATATAACCCTGTCAGTCCTTTCGGCGATAGTTTTTATTATATCTATTGCCTTTTTCATCATCAAGCAATCCTACCACCTACCTTACGATTAATTCTCGCTCTTTGGGCTGCATTTCTACCCATAGATTGAAAACGACCAGCTTCATAGTCTTTTCGAGTGCGATATTTATTACCGCTCGCATCAGTTGCGTAAGTTTCTCCCATAATCTTAAATTTTAAATTAAACAATCTTTTTACCAATAAGTAAAGCCACCGAAGTGGCTTATATTATTTCAATCCATCATGATGAATAATCTCACAGATATGTAAATAATAGAACAATGGCACTTCTTCGGGCGGATTTTTCTTGAAATCTTCTAGCTGTTCATCGAAATCATGAAAATCAAATTCATCGTGCATGAACTTTATTCCTTCTTCTGTTATTTCGCCTATACCAATTTCATCAATGGCGACATCAAGTGTCCATGGTGCACCAGTACTATAAAAATGAATAGCTTCTATATCAGTCCTTAAAATAGGTTGACATTCTTGCTCGCGTCCAGCTTTTCTAAATTTCTCGTTTTCGTCAACTTGCGCAAAGTCCGTGAACATCTTCTCATATTTGGCGCTAAGCATACGTGTTTCTATGCTCTTTTTACCATTCAAAATATCTAAAGCGTTTTCTTTTGTCATTATGAGCGAATACGCTTCTATCTCTTGACCATTATAATTAATCTTCATATCACTATATCGTTATAAAATTTATACATAAAAGATAGTACCCCAAAGGTACTACCACAACCAAAGATAACGAAATATCTTCAATCGTTATACACGACAATTGGCTTATTGTCGTGAACTAAGCCATTTGTCCCGTCTTTCTCTACACGCCTCTAAGGTAGGCGCACAACAAGCAAAGAGTTCACCACTTTCAGTACGGTAATCGTACTGGTACATTCTCACTCTCTTTCTGCCTAACTTCGTTGCGTAGGTAGTGTAATTCTCTTTGCCGGGCTGGCATACGCTGCAACCGTTTACATTTATTGAGTTCATAATTCAAGTAATTGTTTCGTTTTATCCACGTCTACAAAACTCGTCCACCCTGCTTTATGCAGCTTTATAGCTGCCTCTCTGATTGTGATTTTGCCACTCTTGACACTTTCTTTCAAAGATTCTAATACATTCTTCATTCTTAATTCATTTTTACGTTCAATCTTTCTTCACTCGTATAAGCCACTACAAGCCCAGTTTCATCATGCTGTATGGTGATGTACTTTTCACCCCTCTCTATAGTAGAGAAGTCATAAGGGGTTACCATCTTACCCAATACCTTGCCCAGTTGCTTCATCAGTGGGGCTTCAGGGCTGATAACTAAAACTAAATCTGCTTTCATAATCGTGTATATTGTGGTAGCCATAAGGCTACCGGATTAGAACTCAACCAATATCAATCTTTCTAAAGAACCTGATGCTTTCACCCACATATGATTATGTCCGAAACCATAATCGAAAAACAGTTTAAAATAAGGGTATCTTACTATTAAAGAGTTCATACAGCCTCTTAACTCGTTTTCTGACATACAAGAAGTTATTTCATTGATAATTTGAACGAAAAGGTGTAAAACTTCTGGTTCATTATTCAATAACGGTTTTTCTATAACTGCTTTTAAAAATATATTTTCTTTCATATTCTTCTATATTGCGCAGGGCTTTCGCCCTGCTGGTTATTATGCTATCTTTAGCTCTTTAAGTCTCATATCTACCAATGATTTCAGCTTGCGAGTATCAAATAGTGGACTTCTATACCCATCTTTGATAAGCTGTATCATTTCTTTATAACCAACCTTACATACAACCTCTGTCTTCATGCTGTTATCATAAACAGCAGAATTGCAAGCGGTTATTGTGAATGCCATTGTTTTGTAACCTTTATCCTTCTTCATGATAGATGCAAACAAATACATATATACAGCATTTTTCATGCTATTCAAGGCATCTTCTTGACTGGCATTTACCTTTCTACCACCTAAAAAGTCACCACATTCAATTTCTTGACCTTTTTTGATAATAGACAATGTACTGATGTACATTTTAATATCTGTTGCTTTCATAATCTTCTATGTTATGCAGGGCTTACGCCCTGCTGGTTAAACTTATAATATTTGAATCTCTTTGTTACCTATCTCTGTATCTACATTCAGAACCTCGTACTTTTGAGCCTTGTAATTATAAACGACTTCACAGGTATTGAAACCTCTACCATCTTCTCTTTGGTCATAAACAGTATTTATATGCTGATACATTTTATTGCCTAACATGAAGTTTATCTTACCTGATGTACAGAAGTAGAATGCTACTGCATACTTCAATGTTTTCTTTTCATCAATCTTCTTTGTTGCCATGATCGTATATCTTTTAATTGTTATTACTTCGTTTCTGACGATGCAAAGATAAAGTAATATTTTATCACCTACAAATAAAAGAATAAATATTACTTTATCTTTAACATAGATTAATAAACTAATATTTTATCATCAAACATTAAAGATTAAAATATTACTATATTTGCAGCATTAATTAGTTAAAGCTATATTTTATGCAGGTAAGAATCAAAGAAATAATGGTAGAAAAAGGTGTTTCGTCAGTTAGTTTAGCTGATACAATAGGTGTTTCAAAGGTTACGGTAAGTAATCTCATTAATAACAAAACGATGCCTTCGGTAGAAACTCTTGAAAAAATAGCATCCGCCTTAGATGTTCCTATGTGGCAACTCTTCGCTTCGCCAGTAGAAGTAACCGATAAAAGTGAACTCACCGCCCTTATCCAGTATAAAGAAAACTTCTACAAAGCCGATACGATAGAGGAATTAGAAAATATTGTAGCAAAGATTAAAGTTAAATAATATGGGAGTTTCTTGTTTCCATTTTCTAATGAAGTATAAAAGCGGCTATTTTAATTTCAAAACAGATGATATTCTGCGAAAAGTATCTAGTGATGTTCCACGCGACAAGCAAGGAGTATACATCATTTACAAAGAGTGCATTTCTTTTGAAAATATCATTTATATAGGCAAAGCTGGGACAATCTCACAATTGGGAATATATGGAAAACAAGCGTTATATGGAAGAATCAACAATCAACAAGACGATGTGAAACGCCAGACCTTCTTTTCTGATTCTATGAAGGCAAATGGAATACATCAGATTATAATCCAATGGTTTGTCACTGTTGATGATAAACACTCCGATATTCCACACTGTATCGAAGCGCGACTAATTCAGAAATACTACAAAAAAACAAAAGAACTTCCACTATGGAATAGAAATTATTGAAAGCCGGAGCACTAAACTCCGGCTCATTAATTGATAACCTCATTAAAAGCAATAAAGGCGCACCAAAACGATGCGCCTTCTGTTGTCAATTAGTTCTTGATTTTATATCAGAGCCTCACGGCTAGAATATCAGAATCTGACAGCTTCCATTCTTCTGAGAAGATTATTATATCTCTCTTGTATAAGAGCTCTTTGTTTATCGGAAGCTGTTACAATCTTTCCCTTATATTTCCGCATGACAGATTCATTCATGCCAATTTCCTTTGCAAACTTACTGGCATTTATGAAAGGAAATGCCTCGAAGAATCCGCTTAAATCATATATGTAATCAACAGAATACCCAGACTTATACCACACAGGAAAGTCTCCATGTTTTTCTTTATAATATTCGGCCTGCTCCTCAAGTACGGACATAAAATCATCTTTCGCTTCCTGCTCTGTAAGCCCAAAACCGTACGCTCCGTTCACATCCTCCGAATATACGGAAATACCCCCATCATTCGCCTTTTCAATAATTGCCTTAATCTTCTTCATAATCGTGTATTTTAAATTCGTCAATTAAAGCACCCACCGAAGTGGGTGCAGTCCTTTCACTTCTTTAACCCTGCCTTTTTCAACATACTGTCAAGAGTACCATTGGGTATCTCTTGAGACTGATGTCTGCCAACAGGAATAAAGTAGTCAAAGTCGGGATGAACATATTTATAATGTTTCTTTCCCTTTTTGATTGTCCAGCCAGCTGATTCAATCAATTTGTAAAACTCTGAATACTTCATAAAATCAAAGAACATTTTTAATTGACACTACAAAAGTAACATATTTGTTACAATAAAACAAGCAAAGATGAAGAAAGAAATAACATATTTGTTACTTTTAACACCGTGTACACATAACAAAAGCCGGAGCACTAAACTCCGGCTCATTAATTGATTAGCCCTTTGATTCTTAACCGATTTACGATTTCGGTATAAAGATACTCTATATCCCCGCTGAAATCCCCATAATTCTGATAGAGAAACACGACATCAGCGCAGTTGTCGGAAATTGTACTCTTGGACTGAACCCCAAGTACCCTTGACATCTCTTCGCGTAACCCAGCTGTCATTTTCCCACCGGCAAGCGAACTTGGAGAAAACAGGTACAGGATAATGAAAATGAACTTCTTCCGCTGGGTAACACTGTCAATATTCGGTGGACATCCTCTCTCATTCAGTAACTTAACAAATATTTTATAGATTTCATGGATAAGGCTTTTGTCTTTCAGAACCGGGGCAGTCAAGGCATTCTCTTCTTCTGAAAGTTCTGATTTCTCAATTCTAATCTTTTTAAGGCGAATTATTTTGTTAAAATCCAGTTCCATAACACGATTATTTTAAAAGTAAATAGTATATTTGCATCATAATCGTGTAAGGAAGAGCTGATTCATGGTCGTGCGTGGGTTGGCTCTTTTTCATTCTTCCCCATTCGTGCTGACGAATGGTTTCTTTTCCAAATCATAGCAGGTGATATATACCCGTTTCCCATTAACATCACATAGAGCAAGGGCATATCCTTTCTCCAGTATTTTAACCGGCTGATTGTCGCAATAGACAGTACTTCCAACCGGAACTCTTATAAAATGACGTACTATCATTTGATTATCTTTAGCTTGTTATACCAGCGTGAAGAAAAAGGGAACCACCCGATTAGGAATGATTCCCCGAAAATGGTTACTTTGTATAGTTTGCTCATGGATTTTTCTTTTTAAGTATTTCAACACATTCCTTTATCCCATCATCGAAACCATGCTTATAGCCTTTAGTATATTCCCCTATAGTATATACCGCCATTGACAACACAAACAGGATGATACCTACAGGCTTATACCAACCGGGAAGTGATATAGAAAACGGCTTAAATGTAATTGTGAGATCTCCGACCCATAATAGGGCGATAATAAATATAATTGTAAATAATATTGTTTTCATAATCATATAAGTTTTAATGCTTCCTGTAATCCTGCTTCAAGTGCTTCCTCGTAGGTATTATAACGGATAATAGGTCTGTCAGACAATCCTATCAAGTCATGTCTCGGAATTGTCAGTATATCATACGTCCAATAGTTTTCATACATATAGGATATTTCGATATGCAGGTTCTTAGTTTTACGAAGCCACTTTTGTGCAACGGATTGAGTAGGATGGGAACATACTTTTATTGGTAACTCGCTATTTGTTCTATTAGTACCATATTGTCTACCATCTTCAATATTCATAGCAATCATACATGGTTCATTAAACCCTTTCTCTTTCAGCAACTTCGCTGTTTCTAATGTTACAAGTTCTTCGGTCATAGTGTTCCTCCTTTGTTTTAAAGTGTTCAATCAGTTCGTCTACGGTAGCCTTGTGATAATTGTCAATCTCAAAATCATTAGGCATCCCATAGAAATCCATTCCAGACAAACCTCCATCAGAGCCATCCCGGTATATACCCCAATCGCCCTTACCATTAGTGAATAATTGATTGTTGTCTGTATCATCCTTTAATGCAGCTATAGCCAGGAAAAGTTCCTCATTCGTTCCGCAATCAACACTATCGGTTTCGTCAGGATGTGGAATGTTGTTAAAAAACTCAATATTATATAGTCCACATTCAGGCGAGGTGAAAATACATAAATCTTCGTTAAGTTCCGCCCCAAACAATCTATATCCTAACTCATCTAATTTTTTTCTAAGTTTATAGGTACTCTTGCGTATAAAGCACGGTGTTGTAAATCCCATAGTTATTCCTCCTTATCTATCTTAATATCCGTTACTTTTCCACGATTAATAAAACGTTCATCAGAGTTATAATATCCAGCAATTACTGTACACAAGGAACGATCTGTTCTACATTGTTCTTGTAGACTACAATTGTCACATGGTGCACTATTCCGCATTGATACTAATTCATGCAGTACTCCGTCAATTATTATTCCGTTATTTACTTCCATAATTAATCTCCTTTCCACCTACCCTAGCAGCATATACATTGCTACTAGGCATAGGTAATAAATTGTTGTTTTACTCATTTCTAATTTATTTTTGAATTAAAAGGCACGCCTCCGAAGAAATCCAAACTGTCACATTTAAAACTTTATCATAGAAAATGGAGAACGTACCCAGATTATTACTATTTTTGCTTCGCCACATTTAAAACTTATTATTATGAAAATTAGCGAAATCATTAGTGCTATGTCTACTGCTATTATTCCGATAGTAGCAAAAGGCACACCAGAAAGCATGATTTTTGCAGCTGGGGTGCAACCATTATTATCGACAGCTATTGATTCTATTCTTCTTGACATATTCCAAAAAGGTGTCACAAAGAAAGAAACAATAAGGTTAGGTATATCTTACATGTCAGCTGTAAATCAAGTTAATGAAAATATGAAGAATAACATTCCATTTAGGCAAGATGATATGTTTGTCTCTTCTAATATGAATTATTCAGATGCTAGCGATGTGATAGAAGCTACCATAAATAGTATCATGCTTGATTCGGAACATAAAAAATCTGAATTTTATGGTTATTTTATTGCTAATTTAGGATTCTCTCCAGAAGTAGATTACACAAATGCTCTTTATATGCAAAATATTATTAAGCAACTATCTTTCAATCAACTATGTATTATTAGGTACTTTCAAAGTTGCGCTATTTTAGATTTGTCTAACTGTACCAAATACATTGAGAATTCAGGAGATATAAAATCAATGGAAATATATTTTGGAATTAAAGAGCTCATTCGTCTTAATCTACTCAAAAGGCATCCTCCTTATACCCTAGGAGTTGACATGCAGAACCATTCATTAAATGTTAACGGACAATTAATTTGTAAGATGTTGAGTTTGCATAAAATTGATATTGATAGCATAAACGCAGTTGATAATATTTTCAAAAAAATGGGTGTAAAAAAACTTTAGATTATATCCAAATATTCTAGGATACTATTTTCTGTACAGGAGAATACAGTCCCATCCGGTGGACTAACAATATATTCTTCTGGATAAACTTTATCTTCATTTCAGTTCCGTTATACGTTAATTGGTAGTTTCATAAAACACATCCATATTGTTTTGCTCTGCCTTCCGGTGGTATGCCCAAATAGAGGTTTAAACGGGATGGCAGACAAAACTTCCGAGGATTTAATCTCACTTTCATTCCATTTGAATACAAGAGTGCCGTAAGGCTTCAAGACGCGCATACACTCAGTAAATCCATCGTGTATGAGTGACTGCCAGTCTTTCGGCAGTTTTCCGTACTTTTTAGCCATCCATGAGGTTGCACCAAGTGTTTTCAGGTGCGGTGGGTCGAACACCACCATGTAGAAAGAATTGTCTTCAAATGGAAGGTTGGTGAAATCAGCTATTACATCCGGCTTTATTTCTATGATTCTTGTCTTACCCCTGTCCTTGGCCGTAAGTGTTTCCGAACGTTTGTCAACAAATAAGGCAAGAGGATTATATTTGTCAAACCAAAACATTCTACTGCCACAACAGGCATCTA